ACAATACATTGACCAGGCAGTATCCTTAAATCTTGCGTTCCCATCTCAGGCAACCCCCAAATGGATAAATCAAGTGCATATGGAAGCTTGGCGGGAAGGGATTAAAACCTTATATTATATGAGAACTGAATCGGTATTACGAGGTGATATTGCTGCAAAAGCAACTGATCCAGATTGCGTTTCATGTGATGGTTGATTAAAAATGTTAAAAAATTAAATTAAAAAAGGTAAAAAATGTTAGAATATTTGTATTTTAGTGCAAAATGGTGCGCACCATGCCGACAATTGGCGCCTATTATGGAGCAAGTTTCCAAACATATATCAGTAGTAAAAATTGATATAGATGAAAACCCACAAATAGCATCTCAATGGGGTGTTAGGGGTGTTCCAACTGTTATTTTGACCAATAATGGTATAGAGGTAAATAGGCATGTGGGAGTAAAACCATTAGGAGCTTATTTGGCTGTTTAAAAATTATTTTGTATATTACATAAAAAAGTTATGAAAAAGCAATTAGAGCAAGTAAAACAATTTCACAATGTATATCGTCAATCTTATGAACGAACCCCTACTACCCTATCGGATGAGGTATGTGATTTACGGTATCGGCTTGGTTTGGAGGAATTAAACGAATATGTAGAAGCAAACCAAAATGATGACCCAGTTGGTGTTGCAGATGCTCTTACCGACCAATTGTATATTTTATTGGGAACAATTCTTCAGCATGGAATGAGTGATATTATTGAAGAGGTGTTTGATGAGGTTCATAGTTCCAATATGTCAAAGTTAGATGAAAATGGTAACCCCATTTATAGAGAGGATGGTAAAATATTAAAAGGACCAAATTATAGAAAGCCTGATATTGGAAAGATAGTTCATAGATTTTGGGAAGCCAAAAACATGCAATCTGAAATTCCTTTTAATGAGGAGATTTAATATGTTGTGTGGTGAATCACATCCAAAACATAAACTTACGGAGGGGCAGGTAAAATCTATTCGTGAGTTGTGGAGTGTTGGACATAGGAACATAAAAGTTCTTGCAAGAAACAATGGTGTTTCACCTGCTAACATTCGTAAAATCGTTAAGGGTTATACTTGGAAACATATACTAACATGGCCTTATGAAAGTAGAGGGTAAAAACTATTCAGATGTATCCAAATTTTGTGTAAGATTGATTAGTAAATCGGTGGCAAAGGAGATGATTGTAAAAAATCACTACAGCCACTTATGGACAAAAGTTAGTTATTCAATTGGTTTATTTTATTTAGATGAGGGGGAACACCAATTTTTCGGTGGGGTTAATGAAAAGTTGGTGGGGGTTGCCTGTTATGGTGACCCAGTGGGTAGAAATTCTGGCACCTCCATATCCGAACTTTTAGAACGGACGGAGGTGCTGGAGTTGACCCGCTTATGGATTGAAGATGGGTATGGGTGTAATATTGAGAGTTGGTTTGTTTCTCAAACATTTGATTGGTTAAAGAAAAACGCACCGAATATTAGGGCACTTATATCGTATTCAGACCCGAAAGAAGGGCATTTGGGAACGGTGTATCAATCTACCAATTGGTTGTATCAGGGTAATAATTTACGATGGACTGATAGTTGGAGTTTTAGGTGGGATGAGGATGGCGATTGGTTTCATAGTAGAACATCGTTTGTTAGGTATGGAACAAATGACCCAAAGCAAATACAAAAAGTAATAACAAAACCATTTTGGATTCGGAGAGAACCAAAGAAACATAGATACTTTTACATATTGGATAAGAAGAATAGGAAGAAAATACTGAATAGTATAAAACATCCCCTACAACCATATCCAAAAGTAAGCGAAATTATTGCGGAAGAAATACACAAATTAGAACCTATATCAAATGAAAATTGAAGGTAAAGAATACTGTGATATTTCCAAATATTACCTAAAACCTACAAATAAAGAAATTGTTTACGATATTATTGTAAATAAACACTATGCTGGGAGATGGGCTGGTTCTTCTCTAATTTTGGGAATTTATCAAATAGGAACAAACCCACATCAGTTTTTTAATGTCATTTCAGATAAGTTAGTTGGGTGTTTGGTTTATGGTTCACCCGTTGCGAGGCATGGTGTAAAGTCAATATCGACTAATTTGGAGTTTGATGAGGTTTGGGAGCTAAAAAGATTGTGGATAGAAGATGGGCATGGTTCAAACATTGAATCTTACTCAATATCTCAAAGTATAAAATACATCAAAAAAACTCATCCAAATATCAAAGTGTTAATATCATATGCAGACCCAATAGAAAATCATTTGGGAATAGTTTACAGAGCAACCAATTGGTTATATCAAGGCAATGAAGTATCTCATAGTGGGACAATGTATCAATACCGATTTTCGGATGAAGAACAGTGGTTATCACCCCGTGCTATGAATAATAAAATTGGAGTATGTGGTTTGAATGATGTATTAAAGGTATATCCACAAATACAATATAAACCAATTGAACGAAAACACAGGTATTTGTATTTCTTATGTTCTAAATCGGAAAAGAAAAAAATAATAAAGGAGTTAAAGCATCCAATTTTAAGTTATGAAAATTGAAGGTAAAGAATACTGTGATGTAAGTCGTGTTAGAGTGCATCCAATTGCTAAATCAATAGCAAAAGATATGATTGTAACCTATCACTATACCCACGCATGGACAATGTGCCGATACGCATTTGGGATATTTTATAGTGGTGATGAAAATGATGTATTTGGTAATTCTGAAAAGTTGATAGGGTGCGCAATTTATGGGTTTCCCGTTGGTGCGAAAGCAGCAACCTCAATTTGTGAGGGGTTATCTAAAGATAATGCATTAGAGTTGACCCGATTATTTGTGCATGATGGGTATGGTTCAAACATTGAAAGTTATGCTATTGGGCAAACATTCAAATGGTTCAGAGAAAACGATAAGGAAATCAAACTATTGATATCTTATGCTGATAACGGTATGGGGCATTTGGGTGGTATTTATAAAGCAACCAACTGGCGATATGAGGGAATTTCTAGCGACCTTGCGCTGATGCCGAACTACGGGATATCTTTGACAGAAAACCCTTATAAGTGGATACATAGTAGGACAGTATTTAGTAAGTGGGGCAGTAACAATTTAGAGCACTTAAAACGAGAGATTGGTAAAAGTGGGTATGCAGAATTTTGGAGAAGGCGTGAGCCTGAAAAACACCGATATATACAAATACTTGCTCAAAATAAGAGGGAACGGCGAGATATGTTAAAACGAATGAAGCATGAAGAATTTCCGTATCCAACGGAGGTTGCTGCATATGATTATCCCATTGAACATCATCTAACATATCCACCAGAAGAAAGTATAGAGACCCACTTTTGGTAAAAATTAAAAATTACATATTTATATTAAATTAGGTCTAATGCCTTAAACTGGATGTAAGTATGATTATATATAAAGTAACAAATGTTATTAATGGTAAAGTGTATATTGGTAAAACTAAAAACACATTAGAGTCTAGAAAATGTGAGCATATTAAAAAATCAAAAAATCCAAAATTGTATTTTCATAGCGCATTAAAAAAATATGGTAATGATAATTTTGTTTGGGAAGTTATTTATGAGTGTAACAACAATGCTGAATTAAATGCGGCTGAAATTAAATTTATTTCTGAATATGCTTCAAATAAGTGTGGGTATAATTTAACAACAGGTGGTGATGGTGGATACATTTTTTCACCCAATGTTTTGAGCCATATTGGCGAACAAACAAAATTAAGAAATTATAAATTTGGAAACCCATTTAAAGGTAAAACGCACTCTGAAGAAACTAAAAAAATTATATCTGAAAAAATGAAAGAGTGGAATAAAACCAACAATTCACCAATGGTTGGTAAAAAACATTCGGAAGAAAGCAAAACACTTATGAAAAATGCTAGAGTGGGGTGGCATAAATCAAATATAAATGGATTCAAAGGTAAAAAGCATTCCGAAGAAACAAAAAAGCAAATTTCTGAAAATACTAAGGGAAGAATATCTCCGAATAAAGATACCAAATTATCAGATACTCATAAAAAAAATTTAAGCAAAGCTCAAACAGAGTGGTTAAAGAGTAACGAACATCCCAATAAAGGTAGAACTTGGAAGCATAAAGTAAAAGCTCGTCATATAGAAGTTATTTGTCCAAATTGTGGTAAAACCGGCAAAGGGCCTAATATGACTAGATACCATTTTCATAACTGTAATAAGTTAAATAACTTGTTTCCATCAAATAATGTGACCGTCCAATAAATTAGACACTTTTCCACACCAATGTGGATAAATTTAATACAAATTTAATATTGGGGGCTTGAATAATTCAACAAAATTATTTATCTTTACATTGTAATAAAACCCCCTATATTATGGAACTACAAAGTTTGGAAGGTAAAGTTGTCGCAGTGACCATCCCAGTGAATGGTAAGGATTACACTATGAACCTAAAGGTTTGTAGGGTAAAAGTCCGCTCAGTATTGTTTATTGAGATAAATCGTGAGGAGCGTAAAAACATTTTCCGTAAAGCCCCAACTAAAATGATTGTTGGGTTTACTGAAGATAGTATTACCTTTAAGGAAAAAACCGAACTGAAAAAGTGGGAAAGTGGGTGGGATGATATTGGAAAGGTATCACCAATGGTTGCTGCTAACTATGGTCGACGGGCTTTTAGTAATCATTCAAGAGGATGGGCTCCACGACTACCATAAACAACAAATTCGGCAGTCGGATTTTCTATGGTATAATTTGGAAATCTGAAAATTATTTTGTATATTGTGTAAATAAAAATTGAAAAAATGGCAGAAGTTTTACTTAAAACAGGTACGAAGAATAGGTTCAGATTGAAAGAATCTGATTTTGAAGGAATCCCATCAATTAAATCGGTGGTATTAGGTAATCAGCCCGAATTTTATGAGGCATATGTATATCTAATCAAAGATTTGCGTACAAATATGATGTACATTGGACTTCACAAAAAAAATGAGAAAACTTATTGGACTTCTATGAAACACAAAGAAGGTCTTAAAATACTACAAGGTAACGAAAAGCGTATTGAGTACAAAATTTTGGCATATGGACCATATTCTGTAATGAAAAACTTTGAGGCTGATTTGATAGTCAAGCATGATGCTGTTCGTAATCCATTGTTTTGGAATCAAATGAATGGGATGTACCACAAAGAACCTTTGAGAATGGATATCATTAAAAAAATAGTATCCGATATTCAGAGTGGTAAATACCCTATCGAAGAAGAGTTGGTTTCTAAATTAACCAAACTACCAACCTTTCAGGTTAGAGAAAATGAGTATGAGGCCGAGCACTTAAAAAAGATAAAGGGTAAGATACGAGACGCTGGTGGTAGTCATAAAAACACAAATCCGATTATCATTCTCAATAATAGATTGAATAAGGAAATGTATGATGAGGTTGATTTACGAATTGACGGAGGCCACACACTCGAAAGTTTAAGAGCAGAAGAGTCTGTCTATGGTAAAACAATCAGATTACCTGAAGAGGTTCATAAAGATTTATCACATAGTGAGGTTGAACGAATTGCTAGTTTATTAAATAAAGACCCAGAGATTGTAAAATTACCAAATAGTATTAATACTTTGGCTAAAATTTTATTTGGGTCTTGGCTGCGAAGCCGAATTACAATTGATTGTGATGATAACATAGAGTTCTTAAAGGAACAAGGAAAGAATTCAGCAGATCGTAACAAGATATTCA